AAATGGTCAAGTCTTTCAATAAGATTTCCTCTTCTATTTAATATTTCGCTTACTTCACTCTCATAATCAAACTTACTAATAGGTGGGTCATTATTAACTTGTGTAAGATCATCTTCTGCGAATTTAATATAAATGTATGTAATCCAATACGAAACAACAATAATATCAAGTTCATTTATTTGTGGAGTAATCATTCTATAAGGTATATATAGAATCATTCTTTAAATAGGTAGTGTATATATTTATTGTTGAGGTTCTTCTTTAGTTTTTTTGATTGGTTTCTTCCTTGGTTTCTTTTCTTTAATCTCTTCAAGTTTAGTTTCTTCAATAACTGGTTCAGGTTCAGGAACTTGTTCGGGGATTGGTTCTTCCTTAGTTTTCTTAATTGATTTCTTTCTTGGTTTCTTTTCCTTAACAGGTTCAGGTTGTACTTCTGGAACAGGTTCAGGTTCTACAACAGGTTCGGGGATGACTTCAACAATTTGTTCAACTACTTCAAGGGCCTTTTTCATTGCGTCCTTCTTACGTCTATAGTATGCCCTCGCTTTGTCTCTCTTGTATTCCAAGAATGCAGGGTCGGCTTCTTTACGCTCTTTATAATACTTCTTACGCTGTTCGTTTACTTTGTCTTTATTCTTCTCTCTATACTTTTGTGTAGCCTTCTTTTGTGCCTCAGTATATACTGTTTTGGTTTCTTTACTATCTTCCATGATATAACTTATAGTGTTTATATTTCTTTAAGTCTATTTCTTTCCTAAAACTTTTATATCTACAGGTAAACGCATCATATCAATACCTCCTTTAGTATCTTCAGAACTTATACTATCAATAGGTTTTATAACTTCAATCTCTTTTCTTAGAGCAGGATCTGCAGACCTAAAGAAATGCTTGAGTATATACTCGTTCTTTTTAAAATCTACAGAATGATTAAGGTCATCAAACATATCAATGAATGTTGCTACATCATCATATAGCATACCTGACCTATATCTTGATGCGTTTATAAAATGTCCTAAAGCTAAACAATAAAATCCACAAGCGTTATTCATTAAACTTTGTACATCCTTCTCAGTAAATGGTAATCCTGCTTTTCCTGTAGTCTTCTTCACAACTGCTTTGATATTCTCGGGTGGTGGTTGACCATACGGATCAAAATAAATTGCTTCTGTTTTATCATTAGGATATTTATTTACTTGTAAGAATACCCAATGAGTTCCAGAATTAGGTTTACCATATTCATCCATACTATTTTCTAGATTTATAATATATGATTTGTTATATTCCAAAGGAGATTCAAGTTCATCTTTAAAACATACATCAGCTAAAGGAACTGACATTTTCTTAGCTAGTTCAAATATATCGTGATCTGTTAGTGACATTGTATATACATTATAAATTCTTTACTGTTTAAGTATCTTAAATGTATAAACCTCTACCTCCTCTATACATTCCTGTACCTAGTCCAGTACCTAATCCAGCACCTGAATTATAACCTTGATAAGCAGGAGGTAAGAAGTGTTGCATTTGATAGTTAGCACTCAATGGTTGGGATTTAAGAGCGGGAGGCATAGGGGAAATTAAACCACCATCTAGTCCAACGGTTCCTCCATGAACTCTAGACTCACGTCTTGTCATGTTGTAAAGACCAGAACCCCTAACACTTGACATATGAGAACCTTCAGATGCTGGGGTTTGTCCAAATCTAGCTTTAATAGATTCATCTGATAAATGTTTATGAAGTTGGTCATGCATAGCACTTTCTAATCCTGCGCGACTCATATAATCATAGTTAGTTCCTAACTTCTCATTAAGTTTTTGATTTGCAAATGCTTTACCTTGTTCTTGGGCTATTGATGCAATAGGTTGCATTGATTTAATACCACTTTTTTGATAATATCCAGGTCTATCTAAATAGTCACTAGCCATAGCTCCAGCTTTAGATGCTAATGGAGCAACAAATGGGACAAGTTCGGGAGCAACTCCTCCTAAAGCTGTAGTTCCAGCAGTAACGGCGGTTGAAATAGCTTTCTTAGCATATGGTTTTAAAACATCGCCTGCTTTATAGACAGCTTCTTTGATTCCTGCTTTCTTTAGCATCTTATCAAACTTTTTACCGAAAATACCTTGTCCAGCCATTTCTGGTTGAGCTTCTTTTAACGCCATATGTTGTTCGGGTGATAACATTCTATTAAGTTCAATTTCTTCAGGTGATAATGCAACTTGTACTCCTTTATCCTTAGCAAATGCTCTTGATACTAATCTATAAGTTTCGGGGTGAACAATAACATTAAAACCTGTACCTTTTTTTATTCTGACAAGGCGACCTCGTCTTAGTTTGCCTAGTTGAGCAGGACTTGCGTCAATGGTTATGATGTGATGATCCATATTATAAACTTTAATATCAGTTATCTTTTAAATGATATTAAGATTAAAAAATAGGTTTATCTAAAAAATTAAGTGGAGATAAGCACATTTAAACGCGGGCACCTGTAAGGGCATCAATTGCAATCTCACAACCATATTCAATGAAACAAATATAGTCCATAGCCTTAGAACTCATATTTTGACCAATGAGTTGGATAGATTTAGGAACCGATTGTTCCACAGGAAGCATTCGCTCAATATTGACATAGTAATAACAGTATTCCATATCAAAATCTTGTCTACTAACGAGACCTGAAGTAATACCGTCAGTAAGGCCACCATTAACGGCATTCTGTCCGTAAAGTTGATTATTGAATTGTTCAAAGTTGTATTTTTCCAAATTATAAATAGCATTTTGTCCTGATACTTGAATGTTAAAGTTAGTAATCCAAGACATAGGAGAAGTAGGTCCAGTTCCTGCTGGATCAAATGGAGATTGCCAAACAGGAGTTCCCGATAAAAAACCGCTATTAGTCTGTGTTGTGGCGTTTGGATTAGAACCAGTATTTGCAGAATAAAAGGGTAATACTAAAACAGATTTAACATTTGCAATACCATTTGTAAGAAGATTATTAATCATTCCGCCACTTGCAACACCCAAAACTTGATACTGATAGATATCAGTATATTTAATTTGTTTTACGGGCGAAGATAAATAAGCAGATTCAAAGGTAGGATTAAAAATATAAGCCGGAATATATAAGTAAACAGACTTTGACATTGCACCTGCTGATTGTTGAGTAAGGGAATTAAGGGTTGAATCAAGACAAGTTGCACCCACTGAAATATTAGCGATATATGTTTTGGTTGTAGTTCCAGCAGTTGTAGTGACTGATAAATTACCCATAAATCCCACACCACCATTGCTACCTGATGCAGAAGCAATCATAATGGGATTTGCACCTCCCAAAGGATTAGATACAGAAGTACAGGTTAAGCTTGTCGCAGTTGGCGGAGCCCCTCCCGCACCAGTTACTACAGTTTGAAAGGATGTTGAGGTGTTATTTAAATTCATTGTCATTTTCATAAAAACACCTTTAAGTAAAGGACACATATTAAAGAAACTATGAATATGTTTTAGATAAACAGTTGCGACAATTGAATATTGAATAAAACCAATATTTTGTGTTGCACTTTGATTTTGTTTTTTAGAAATATAAGATTTCCATAGAAGATTTAATGAACCCGAAGAAGATGTTGCACTTAAATATGCAGGTGTTGCTGTTGCTGCGGTCGTTGAACCAGAAATTAAATTTCCATAACCTACAAAATCACTATATTGTCCGCTTCCTGCACCTGTATATGTTACACCACATTGTCCCTGAAGATCAAAATTTATTAATTGTTGTCTTGCAATAAAACCTTCATTTCCAGCACCACTTTTAAAATTGTTATAAGCCCCCGATACTGTAGTAATAGAATTATAATTTGTATTATTCGTGACACCATTACCTGATAAAGTGTTTGTTACAGTTGAATCAGTATAATACCAACTTAGTGAATCATCTGGATAAAATCCAATAGTTGCGCCTTGAGTTTTAATATCCTGAAGACTTAAAGAAGTCATGAGTTTGAATGAGTTCCACATATTTACATATGGTGTTTGTTGGATAATAGTAGTACCATTATAGTCAAGAGTAAAAGAATGAATTATTTGTCCAAACCAATTTTTAAGTCCAATACCATAATCAGCAGAAGTTGCTGAAAACCCAGGAGCAAAATATGGGGGCGGTGTCATTCCACCAGTAACAGTTGGGGCGCCGGTAGTTCCTACGGTGACAAGAAAAGGAATTGAAAAATATGCTTCTCTGTAACTCATATATTTATTACTGTTTGATAATTGAGATGTATCAACCACAGACTGGTTATTGTTATAGTTCTGGTTTTGGTTATCAAGGATATTAATCCAATCCTTACGAACAAAGACGTTAGGGGAGCCTTCAATTTCTTGAGAAAGATCGAATACGAGTTTATCACACATTATATAAGTTTTATTATTGGGGTATCTTTAAATATCTTTTACAGATAGTTAGAGAGCAGAAAAATAATAATTACATAGACATAGTAATGCGTTTCGGACGCTTACCTGTCCCTATTGATAGTTTACTTAATTTATCAGACAATTTAGTTGATATACCTCTTCCAGTTGGTAAAGCAGACCTAATAACTTCAGACTCGCGAATTGGATCACGCCCAGTAGTAGCAATATATTCATCGATATCACGATAACCAGATGCAGAGCCAGCACCGCCTCGTTGAAGGAGGACTGAGCCCATACCAGTACCAGCAGGCTTAATGCGATGAACATGAGACATAACGGTAGCATTTCTACCAGGTAATACAGAATAACGAACAGGATTATAGACCATTATATAATTTGTATATATTCAAGGCTTTAAATCTTACAAATCTCCTTTCAATCTGTCTTTAATGTTAATGTTTCTATATTTGAGAACTGCGCGCCTCATTGTATCAATACAATTAAGTTTAGCTGTTATTGTCTTTTCTTTAGTCATTTCCTTATCATTCTTTAGGTCTGTCATTAAAACAGAATGTGATGTATTAAGGTCATCATAAAGCTTACTTAGAAATTGGTCGTTCTCAAAACTATTCATATTGTATACTGTATATATTTTTTAACCTTTATATATGTTTATTTACTTGCCAAGAATCCTTCGTTTTGGTCGCGTATAGTTAACAAGATTGTAATGTTAGGGTCTCGGATTGTTAAAGGTTGTAAGTTAGAACCTAATAATGACAATCTTAATTCACTATATGTTCCATCAATCATTTTGTTCCACATAAAATTAGGAGGTGTGACTGTAATTTGTGAACCGGCGGCAACATTAGGATTAAGAGAGAAAATAATACTTGAAGGCTGAGTGTAAGGGTTATTAATATTAGACACAGAAAATAAAACAGTGTTGTTAGGTTGAACTTGTGGTGATGTATCGGAAAGATAAGAAAGTGTACCTACACCGTCTTTAGTAGCATAATTAGTCGTAGCAGTTGCAGGTGTAGGAGGAACATAAGCATTAGCTAAGTTAGCATTGGTTGCAAATCCAGCAGTATATCCTACAATGGCGTTAAAATTAGCTGGAATAGTAACTACTGGGTTCTGTGTGACTGCTGGCCAACCTGCAAAGTTTCCGGGAATTGATGCTCCAGGAGGCAATGCGACAGGAATTAAGAATGTGTTAATTTGAACAGCGTATCTAGTAGGATTAAGAAGAATTTCAAATGGATAAACGTAATCACCAACTGAGTTAATCCAATATGTACCTTGTTGAATCATGAAGAACTGACAATAATTATTAATAGCTGAAATTTCATATAGACCATCTGGAATAACAATTGTATAAGTTGTAGTTACTACTCCACTTGTCCAGGTATAAGTAAAAGTGTTATTACCTAATGCTGATGTGATATTAAACCATGAGTAGTACATAGAAATGTTTGATACTGCTATATATTTGTCTTTCAATAAGATTGAATTAGGGAATTTATAAATAAATTTGTTATTCTGTCCATCCTGAACGAGATTTGATTGGCTTAGTACTATTACGAACATTATATAAATTATAATATGGCTTATTGTTTATATATGTTAAAAATTTTTATTCTA